CTATGAGGCTACCCAAAACAATTCCTTGTTCCTGGCTACCAGTATATGCAACAACTACATTAGTTCCAACTTCAGGTGGCTGTGGCCACATTCCATAACTTATAGGTGCTTGTGCTTCTTTAGTTTCATCATCACCGCTTTCTTTAATTTCTGTATGTCCACCAAATGGTGTTGCTAATAAACAAATACGTGTGTTATCCTTTGAGCCAAAGTCTGCAATCTTTACTGAAATTCTACCCGTATATAAACTGTCTTCGTTGTTTATTACTTGAGCAATATAAATTCCACTAAGAGTATTAGTTCCTTTTTCGTTGCTTTGTTTAACTCTATTTGATACGTGTACTCCGTCATGTTTTAAATAGCCTGCCATTTTATGCTCCTGATATTTCTATTAGTTGTGGTAATATTAAAAGTGTATTTGTTGTTGGATCTTTAAATCCAGACAGTGTCTGTGTAAACTTTCCACCTTGGAATCTACTTTCAATTTTTGTTAATTTATATATTCCACTTGATACTAGATCAACTGGACCTCTCCTTTGAAACTCTAATAAGTCTTCTGCGTTAGGATTGTATTGTAAAAATGATACTAATGCATCTCGTTTACTGTAATCTGGACTGTCTGCTCCTTCTACAATAGATTGCAACGATCCTGCCATCCAATACGGATCGCCTTTTATTTCCATTGAAAAGTTATATGAATCATATTCTCTTTTTGCCATATTGGCTGCGAGACTAGCGTTTAACGTGTCTGTGGCATCTGTTTCATTTTTTTGTTGTTCACCAATTGAATAAGGCTTGTTAATAAATTTTGTGTAATCGTTATAATTTGATGGCATCTTATCATATTGAACATCCTCTAAGTACTTAGTAATTTTAGTAGGCGTAGTAGGAGTAAACTGTTCTGACTTGTCTGCATGATATATTCCAGCTTGTGGAACTGATACCACTGTATATAAACTTTCTATATCAATTTGATAATTTAATACTTCAGTATTTAATCCTGTATAAAGAAATGTATAATTCTTTTCAATTGGTAACATTTTAAATTTTTCTGTTTGGAATTTAGTATCAGCAAAGTTTTTTCTGTGTGTTGCTTTATCTCCATTTTGTGCTGCCCAATGCTGATGTATTTTAATTGTGTATATAATTTTAATTGGTCCAACATATGCATCTGCGCCTGTTCCTGTTCCAGCAAAGTTATCTGGATAAACTGGTTTTGAATCAACAACAATACTTGGTGTCATTCCAATCTTCTGTGCTTCCTTAACATACTCAGCAAATGCCGGAGTATTCAGTTGCACCTTGTTTCCAATAGCTACTGGTATGGATGTTTCAGCTTCTATTGTAATATCATTTGCATCTGCATTATCTAAGTTCTTAGCTTGTCCACCTGCCTTGTCAGCATTCGCAGTAGCTCCCCAAGGTTTAACTGCTAAATTAAAATTCATTAATCCTTTGATGCCTCGAACATTACTACTTTCATCAAAATTTATTTCAATTTGTTTATCAGGAGTTTTACCATTTTTCTGATCTACAGGAGATAACATTTCCATCTGCTGACTATTATATTTTGTTACAAACCCATCAATAAATTCTTTTACAGTTGTTACATTTTTAACTGTTACATCTACATCAGTAACAGTTTCTGTTTGTGCATGTTTAATTAACGACCATGCAATAACATTGTATCTTGTTCCTTCAGGACCTGTTGTACTTCTTATTTGATTTAGTTTTACTGGATATATAAAAGTTCCAGGATACTTGACACTAGCAGCCGTAAGTGGATCTCTACCAACAAAGTCTAATTTTAGAACAAAGTTTTGTTCGTGTAAATTTCCAGGCTTTCCCAACCCAATACCGGCTTTTATTATTCTATCTAAAAAAGTAAATCCCAAAGTTTCTATTATATCAAACTGAATGATTCCTGGTGTACTATTACCGTGTGCTTGTCCTGGTGTTACAGTTGCTATCATTGCAAAGTTATCTAAAGAGAACTGTGTAGTTACTCCTTGCCTTGCAACAATAACTGCTTTACCTGCAGACACTGCTGATTCACTTCCATGTAAACTATTTGGATCGTTAAATGTCTCATTGTCAACAAGAAATAATGTCCATATGTATTGTGGCGAATCAACTGTACTCATCCAATTTGAAGTTACAATATTTTCAATTTGTTTTTTAGCTATTTCTGGTTTAGTTGGTACAGTTGTTTGTGGTACAAGATCTCCGTCTTCGTTTTCAGCAAAGCCATCATTTGCATCTGCTGGTGGCTCAAAGTTTTCTGGCTTTCTTTGAAAATCTATCTCAGCAGCTGACTTACCGTTAGCTAGTGCAATACCGTCTTCAAAATGTTTATCGTTGTAAATTCCTAATCCGCCGCCTTCGTGTTTAGTAATAGATTTAACAAGTGCTTTAGTAGTAGCTGGATTGTCTCGTAAGCTACCTAAGTTGGCATCAGGATTAACTCCCATTTCTTTTGCAACTTTTTGAACATATGCTTCTGTATTATTTTCACTTGGTGGTGCCCAACGGGTAATAATATCACGTACTGAATTATTACCATGTGTTTCTTGACTTGTATATAAATTCTTTGCAAGAGCACGTGTTCCCATTTCTGGGCTGTCAAAAACAACAAAGCCGCCATTCTGTCCTACTTCACCATTCCATGTATACTTACTACTTGGTCGCAAGTTTCCTGGGTTATAGTTTCTAGAATTTATTGCTGTTAGTGACTTGTCTGCCATGTTATGCGAACCTTACAGGAACTATAATATGTAGCCCTGATTTAAAATCTATAATAGGGTCTTGAAGTTTGTCTTGATTAAACAACGCAAATGCCCACCATAGTTTTGAGTTTCCATATAACTCATATGCTAATAAGTCTGGACGCTCATTGTGTTTTGGTTCTAGCGTTATAGTTTTTGTAATTGTATTCTTAACGTCAATATTATCAATTGATAATACATCTAAAAATTTAGAACCAACTACTTCTGTGTTTCTATATAAACTATCTGTTCTATATTTTTCCATTAAATAAACCCTCCGTTGTTTCCACCTTTTAATGCAAGTCCACTAGCAAAGGTAGCTATGTTAAATTCATCTTTTACATTCTTTGGAGTAAGTTGAGGTGCTAGTTCTAAACTGACTAGCAATAATGCTGGTATACTCATTGTCTCGTTGCCTGTGGATACATCTACATAATCAGTATCTTCTGGTAACGTATAGTTAAAGCTTCGTATTACACATGGAACATTATTAGCGTGAACAGACCCATAGCAATTAAATTTTAATATAGGAGGTGGTGTACCTGCGGTTGCTTGTCTTGTAGCACCAAAATCTGATTTAGTACATGTTTTAAAAAAGTGTAATGCGGCTGCTGTATATCTTGCTTCTTCATCTGAATTAGCGGCAAACATTGCTGTTACTGATATACTTGGGTTTGGAGTATTCATGTAGTATTGCTGTTGATAATTAGAACCTGGAACATCGTATTGTCCATAAGATGTTTGGTGTGATATCTGAATAGTAGGTGTGAACGGAAACTCAACACCTCCTGCATCCTTTAATGGATTTAAGATTCCAAGTGTAAAAAATGGTTTACCTTGTTTTTTAAGTACAAGCGATGCTTTATTCTTGTCTGCTATACCAGCCATTACGTTAGACGCTCCTTAATGAATCCAAATACATTTGGATCAAATTTACCAAAGAAATTAGTAAAGCTCTTTTGCTTTTCTTCATCAGGTGCAGCACTAGCCATAGTTGCTCTAAAGTCACTTGCACTCATTCCGCCTTGCATTAATGGAGCTACGTAAACGTAACCTCTATCTTGGGCAGTTGGAATTAGTTCATCCATGTCTTCTGGCATTTTATGTAAGAATCCTGTTCCTGTTGCTAACCTATCTGCATCCTTTGCACCATATACTAGTATTGTAGCAGTATCTCCAGGGTCTCTGTTTACTGCGGCTAGGTCTGGTCTATAAGGATTTGTGTTAACAATCTTATCTCCTGGTATGTCAAACATCTTTCTCATGATGCTTGCTTTTTCATCAAACGTAAATGGATCACTACTAAAGTCGCCGCCAGCGTGTGCTTTTTTTGCTTTTTGGCTAAAAGTTGTAGCAATAAATACGTTATCGGCACCAAACTTATTACACAAATGTTTATAAACATCTTTGTGTCCTTGGTGCATAGGTTGAAAACGACCGCCATAAAATACGGCAATATTGTTTACACCCTCTGTTAATATGTGTTCAATTAGCATGATACTACTCTCCGTTCGTTAGTATTTATCATTTTAAAAAACCGGTTGACAATCAACTAGTACTTACGTATAATAACGCTAACAAAGGAATATTTTAATGAAAACACCAAAACAATTTTACTTAACAAACAAAGATTTGTTAAGAGAGATACACAGTAGTAAGATGTCTTATTGCTGGGCACGTGATGATCAGTATACTCATTATGATATTATTGTTGAAGGCTTAGATGCAATAACTAAGGAAGTGACTGCAGAAGCTAAACAGAATAGAGCAAAAAGATTACAGAAACTAGCACACGAAGCTGAAGTTAAAAGATGGGAAAAAGGTTTAACAGGTAAAAAAACTAAACCCAGGGCAGCAGATTTCGCAGTAGATATAGACACTATTCAAGACGATGATATTGTGGTTAGAGTAATGACATTTGATCATGTCCCACAAGAAAACAGAAAAAACAAACCAAAAACAGAAGCAGATTTACATGCTAAATGTAACTTCCCACCATTTAAGCATTATGCGTACATTGAAGGCGATCTAGAAGAAGTAGCTCGTAGTCATTGGGAAGGTGGAAGAGATAACGGTCATTTTAGTGTAGACCATGGAAAAACAAACGATAGACTAGCTCGTATGTATATCAAACTATGTGAGAGATACAGTATGCGTGGTAACTGGCGTGGATACACTTATGTAGACGAAATGCGTGGACAAGCATTACTACAGTTGGCACAAATTGGATTACAGTTTAATGAATTTAAATCACAAAATCCATTTGCATATTATACTGCCGCTATTAACAATAGTTTTACAAGAGTTCTTAATTTAGAAAAACGTAGTCAGAACATTAGAGATGACTTATTAGAAGAAGAAGGTTTGAATCCAAGTAATACTAGAACATTTAATGCAGAGTGGAAAGCACACGAAGAACGTGAACAAGCTCTCAAAGAAAAGAATCCAACATTAAAGAAAACAGTATATATTACAGATAGCGAACCTGAAGCAGAAGAAACTGGAGAATAAATGTTTTTTGACAAAGCAATAATTTTTACTGACATTCACTTTGGCATGAAGAATAATAGTCGGCATCACAATCAAGATTGTGAAGACTTTATTGATTGGATGATATCAGAGGCACATAATAGAGGTATTAAAAAATGTTTCTTCTTAGGTGACTGGCATCATAATCGTGCAAGTATTAATGTTAGTACATTAAACTATACAACAAGTAATTTACGTAGACTAAATGATAACTTCGATGAAGTTATTATGATTACAGGAAATCACGATCTCTATTATAGAGAAAAACGTGAGATTCATAGTTTGTCTATGATTGAAGATTTTCCTAAGATTAGAATGATAAATGATCAGCGTTTTGTTGAAGACGGTGTTGCATTTATTCCATGGCTATGTGATGACGAATGGAAGTCGTTGAGAGATATTAAATGTAAATATATGTTTGGTCATTTTGAACTACCTAGTTTCTATATGAATGCAATGGTACAAATGCCAGATCATGGTGGACTAAAAGCAGAAGATTTATCAGGACCCGAAATGGTGTTTAGTGGACACTTTCATAAAAGACAACAACACGGTAATGTAATTTATCCAGGTAATTGTTTTCCACATAACTATGCTGATGCATGGGATGATGAACGTGGTTGTACTATTTTAGATTGGGATGGTACTATCGAATATCTAAAATGGCCTGATGCACCTAAATATCGTACACTTACATTAAGTAAACTTATTGACGACCCAGACAAGTTTTTGTCAGACAAAACTTATTGTCGTGTAACACTTGACGTAGGTATAACATATGAAGAAGCAAACTTTATTAAAGAAACATTTGCTAAACAATATGACTTACGTGAGATTGCTCTTATGCCAAGTAAGAAAGAAGAGCATACACAAGACTGGAATAAAGGAGTTGATATACAAGTTGAAAATGTAGACAGTATTGTATTATCACAACTAGATTCAGTACAAAGCGATACTATCAAAAAAGAACTATTAGTAGACATTTATACAGGATTAACATCGTAAACATGCTAACAATTAAAAATATCACCGTAAAGAATTTTATGAGTGTGGGTAATGTCACACAGGCTGTACACTTTGACGTACACGGCTTAACACTTGTATTAGGTAATAACATTGACTTAGGAGGAGATGGTTCTCGTAATGGTACTGGTAAGACTACTATTATTAATGCATTAAGTTATGCATTGTATGGCAATGCACTTTACAATATTAAAAAAGATAATCTAGTTAATAAAACTAATAATAAGAATATGATGGTAACTTGCGACTTTGAAAAAGACGGTGTAAGTTACAGAATTGAACGTGGACGTAAGCCTAACATATTTAAGTTCTTAGTAAACGATGTTGATAACAACGAAGGCATCACCGACGAAATGCAAGGCGAAGGTAGACAAAGCCAAGCAGTTATTGAAGATGTACTTGGTATGAGTCATACAATGTTTAAGCATATTTGTGCATTAAACACATACACAGAACCATTCTTAAGTATGCGAGCAAATGATCAACGTGAGATGATTGAACAACTGTTAGGTATTACAAAACTTAGTCAAAAAGCAAATATATTAAAAGACTTAACTAAGAATACTAAAGATAGAATTACTGAAGAAACATTTCGAATAAAAGGCATTGAAGATGCCAATGAACGTATTGGTAGTAGTATTAAAGATTTAGAACGTAGACAAACTCATTGGGCTAGTAAACAGATTGAAAAAATAAATGAATATGCTAGTGAAGTTAATGCATTAGAACATATTGATATTGACGCTGAAATTAAATCACATGCTGAGTTTGCACAATTCAATGAAAAGAAAAATCAAAGAGATACATTAACTGCTGAAATAGCAAGACTTACTAGTAGTATTGAACGTGAACAAAAACGTTTAAACAAGGCACAAACAGATTTAGATTCTACTTTAGAACATAAATGCTATGCATGTGGACAAGAAATACATGATGAGCAACATGATAAAATAGTAGAACAAAAAACAGAACTAGTTAATGATTCTCAAAAACATATTGACGATGATACATCAGCAATGGAAGAATACAAACTTGCTGTTGAAGAAATTGGCGATATTGGCATTGCACCACGTATTGAATATAATAGTTTGAACGAAGCATACGAACATCAAAATAAAATTAAAGAAAATAAAATATTACTTGAGAATACTGAAAAGGAATTAGACCCATATACAGAACAAATTGAAGCATTAAAAAATACTGGGTTACAAGAAGTAAGTTGGACAGAAGTTAATAGACTTACTGAATTAAAAGAACATCAAGACTTTTTATTGAAATTACTTACAAACAAAGATAGTTTTATTCGTAAAAAGATTATTGAACAAAATTTACAATTCTTAAACACACGTTTAGAATATTATATTACACGTTTAGGTTTACCACATGAAGTACAATTCCAAAGTGACTTAACTGTAACTATTACACAACTTGGACAAGACTTAGACTTTGATAATTTGTCAAGAGGTGAACGTAATAGATTAATACTAGGTCTTAGTTGGAGTTTCCGTGATGTATTTGAAAGCATGAATCATCCTATTAACTTAGTATGCATTGACGAACTTGTTGATAGCGGTATGGATACAATTGGTGTTGAAAGTGCATTAAGTGTATTAAAGAAAATGGAACGTGATCGTGGAAAAAATATTTTACTTATATCTCATCGAGATGAATTAGTGGGTCGTGTTAACAGCGTTCTACAAGTTACAAAAGAAAATGGCTTCACTACTTTTAATACTGAGATTGAAGTAATTGATGCATAAAGATCAAGAAGAATTTGTATTAGAAGATAAAGAGTATGTGTTAAAGCATGCTCCCTTCACAATAGAACAAGCATCTATAGGAATGGACGCATTAGACAGAATTAAAAGATTAATAGATGAGTGGTACAAAGAAGACAGTCCCTTGGACATACAAAAATAAAATAATCACTGAGATACCAGACGGCGTAGAAGCATTTGTATACTTAATAACTAACCTTACTAATGATCGTAAGTACATTGGTAAGAAACTAGCAAAGTTCAAAACAACTAAACCACCGTTAAAGGGTAAAAAGAATAAAAGACGTGGCACTAAAGAAAGTGATTGGCAGACTTATTGGGGTTCGTCAGATCATTTAAATGCTGACGTACTAACACTTGGAGCAGATAAATTTACTAGAGAAATATTACATTTTTGTCCTAGTAGAGGTGTTGCAAGCTATTTAGAAGCTAAAGAACAATTTGACCGTAGAGTATTAGAAACCGATGAATACTATAACGGCATTATTAATGTAAGGGTTGGCAGTTCAAAAATTCTTACAGAACATCTGAAAAAAGGTTGACAACGCATATTTTTCTTGTTAGTATAACAAGAATTAAGGTTTTAATTGCGTTATCAGCTAATAATTAAAGCATCAGATAATTACTAATACAAACCAAAATACACAGATACCAAATCTCGCAAATATAGGCTAATACAAAACTAACACAGGCAACAAGGCTCCGTTTGGTCGGCGTTGGTCGACTCACCTTGAGGTTACGAATTCACGTGACTAGATACTGGTGTGCCTGCAAATGTCAATACACTGATTTGACAAATCAAAAAGATCAAGCTCTACGAACGCTCGTAACTTGAGGATAGTCCAAAAGTCGATACCATGGCTCCGGATGTTTCTGCGTTAGAAAGGCAGTATGTAATAAGGGTACAGCGTAACCGCCCTTCCTAGGTGTTAAACTAGGTTTACTATGGTAATGTGGGTGCTGTTCTATGCCAAGAACTCATTTTACACTTGGCCCGTAGTAGGCTAAGTGTGAATAAAATATCTTGCCAAGGAACAAGATAAATATTAATATAAATTAAGATCTAAAAAATTGCTTTTTATCTAATACAGTTTGATACTTTAATTAAGCGTAAGCAATATGCATTGAACAAAGCGTTAGCTTTGTGATAATGATGATGTCGTAAGACATCAAGAACAATAAACAAGAATGATATCAATATAATGAACTTTTCTGACTTTGAACAAGAATTCCTTAAATGGAGCCAAAACTCTATTGAGGTTAAACAGGACTCTGGCTTACCAGTATGTCCGTTTGCACGTAAGGCTAGACTACAGCAAAAAATACAATTTATAGATGCACGTGATAGTTTATCACAACTAAACACTTTTGACAAATCTACATATGAGATTGGTATTGCCTGGTTAGGTGATATAAATGATATGGAACCCGTAGAAAAATTTTGCGAGGAGGCAATGGTTGCCAATCCTGATTTATTATTTTTTACGAGTAGTAGAAATAGTGGACACTTTGTAAAGAACTTTACAGATTGTGTGTTTATTCAATTGCGTGGAGATATAATGGAAAAACGTAAGTACTTAAAAACTACAAAGTATTACGACAACTGGCCTGATACTTATTATAAATTAATTACCGGCGAGGACCGCGATTAGATTTGTTGATTTCTTCAACTCTGTGATTCATTCTTTCAACTAATAATTTTATAGCCGGAACAGGCATCATCATAATATCTTGATAACTTACTGCACCTTCACTGCGTATTACTATGTCTAAGAAACTGCTTTCAGATTTCTCTAACTGTTTTTCGTATCGTTGAACTAGTTCTTGGATTTCTACGGGTTGACGAGAAGCTATCAACCCCCGAAAAAATTTGCAATATCTAAATCAACACCAGTTTTCCAATTGTGATTACATTCTTGGCAGCTAGCATTAAATTCAGTTTCTAAACCACTTTCACTTAGTGCTTCTATTTTGTTTTTAATTACATCGTAGTCTGCTCTTGTTATATTTTGTAACCATTCTTTAATCACTTCCTTGTCTGAAATAATATCAGTTTCAGGACCTTGTACACTTTCAATACTATTAGTAATTAAACTAACAGTAAGTTCAGCAATCTCAACAAATGTTTTTCCAAACAATTCTTGTCTAGCAACGTCATCTAATTTTGCATCACTTAAACCTTGAATCATTTTGTTTTGTTTTATTTGTTGAACTTGTAGTGTTGTTCTATCTCTTAATGTGTATGGGTTGGCAGTTATTTTAAAACCAGAGTCTAACGTTACTTCACGTGCGACTATTTCTGATTTTGTTTTTGACAACATTATACTTGCATCAAGTTGTAGTTGATTATCAAATTCACATTTTGGACACTTAACGTCTACGTCAATTTCCTTACCGTAACTTGCTTGTCTAATTCCAATTAGTATTACAAGTAAATCGCTCACAGGCATTGAATCTGGATCATCAATGTCTGGGCAACAACTTCTAATTAAACTTACAGTGGCTTCTCCGTTAAACAAAGCGTCTGGTGTTTTAGTTATAAGTTCATCCCTTGCTGTCATAGCATATACCGCTAGTTCGTTATCAATGCTGAGTTTAGGTTTATTTTTATAAAAATTACCCTTACTTGGCAATGCAATGTACAAAGCTGGTTTTCTATATGCTTGAATTAGTGGGTTCGTCATATGTTTGTTCTCCAATTATATACCTATATTATGAATACCATAAATAGTGTGTATATTACAATAGTATTTATCTGAATTAAAACATCGGTTAATATGAGAAGGAAAAATGGACAACCAATACTTTGAATTTATAAGTAAACGCTATCCTTGGGCTACAGAAGAAACACTGCAAGCCCTTAACAGTGATCTGACCTCTCAAAACATTACAATGGGTCAAATTGCAGCCATATTAAGTGGATCCGGTACTAGTGAAGTTAAAACTACTGCACGTAAAGCTGAAGAAGCAGAACGAAAAGCAGAAAAACTAGAAAAAAAGATAGAAAAGGGTGCTAAAAAAGCAAAAGGTGCAATGAGCTCAGTTATGTCTGATATGTCACCCATACAGGCAGTTGCAGATCTATCACACGAAACAGCTAAGTTAATGTATAACGCCGGAGCAGCCGCAGGAGACTTTTTAGGCGGCGGAAGAAATGCAGTTGGTGCAGCTATTGGCGGCGCTACTAAAGCAGGTTTGTATGGTATGGTGGCAGCAACAGGTGTTGGTACTGTATTTGCTAAATTATTAACTGAACAAGACAAGTATGCTAGACAATTAATTGACTTTGGTTCTATTGTTAGTGATATAGATATGTACACTACACTTAGATCAAGTATACGTTCGTTGGGTATGGGTTTTAAAGAATTTGCAGACATTACAGCAGCCACACAACCATTTATGATTGCAGCAGGCGGCGATGTTATTAAAGGACAATATCAATTATCTGAAATGCTTTCTCAAATTGAGAACGATGATAAATTTAGTGATTTTGGAATGGGCATACAAGATACAGCTAGATCTCTAGCACAAGAAACTGAGACACTTTATCAGTTAGGACAAATCCAAGAAATGAATGCAATGACAAAAAGACGTGTTGCTGACTCTTTTGAATCAGCTAATGCACTTGCAATGTTTACTGGTAATAACTTAGGCATGCAAAGAATGGAAGCATTAAATCTTAGAAATGAAGCACGTACCAATGAAGAGTTACAATTTAATATTATACAAAATACAAAAAAGATTGAAGAATTATTTGGCAAGGCAGCAATACAAAATATAGAACAAGCACAAGGTACAGCAGCAATCTTAATGACGGGAACATTTGGAGAAGACTTTGCTAAGACATTTGAGCAAGACGTAATATCAACAGTTGGAGATTTTCAATTTGATACAACAGCAGCAAACAATGTTAACAGAGAACTAATAGAAAAACTACGTAGAGTAGGACCAGGAATTGCAGAAGAATACATAGCATTAGTTGAAGATACAGCTCAAGGAAAATTAGGTGACAACAAAGCCATGGTAGACAGACAAAGAAGACTTGTAAAAATGGTACAAGATGCAATGCCTAAGCCTGGAGTCAGTTCTGACCTACGTGAATCAAATGAACTTATAGCAAGAACAAAAGCAATACCAGATTCGTATATGAGTGCAGACACAGACGAGTTATTAACAACTTCTTATTATAAAGGTGTAATTGATAATGCAGATGGATCAATTGATACTATAGACAAATTTGCAGTAACATTTCAAAACTTGCAAGAAATATTAACACCAGGCTTTGGTACAATGGATACAGGTATAAATCTTGTAACAGATAATTTGATGAAATTTGGTAGAGCAGTAAGTGGGTTCTTTGGTAAGGAATCAGACTTTGATGATTTTTATGATGAACAAATGACTGTTAATAGAGAAGCAGCACTTGCACAAGTTACTGATAAGAATATTGATATATCAATTGAGGTAGCTAAACAAAAAATTGATGCAGCACAGTCTAGAATGGATCATATCGAGTCGTTTATTGAAACACCCGAATACACAAACGAAGCTGGCGAAACTATAGATGCAACAGATGAACAAATAGAAGCAGCTGAAGCACAACAACTAATGTTAGAAAGTCAATTATTGGAACAAAAAACATTTTATACAATGTTATTAGAAAAGAAAGCCGAAATGGATGCTAAGAAAATAACTACTGGAGGACCACAATAATGGCCAAAAAAAATAATATACCTTTACCAGATGGTACTACCATTGAACTTCCGGCGTGGGCAAGTGAATCAACTTTGCTTGCTATGGCAAAGCAGTTACAACGTACTAATATTATTTCAGATACAATGCTGGACGGTGTTAAAGAACTTAAAGAAGTAGACGAAGAAGTAATAGCATCTGTAAAAGCAGTAGTAGAAGCAGCTGATGCAAACAGTGAATCAACAGAACAAAATCAAAAAACATTTTTAGATAGAACAACAGGTACAGCATCCGCAATAAACAAAGCGGCAACATTCTTTGGTGATGCAGAAAAGCCATTATCAAGTATGGTAGGTGCTGTTGATAGTTTAGCAGGTAAACTTAAAGGACCAGCTGGCGGCGGTGGCTTACAGTCTCTAATGAAAAAATCCAAAGGACTAGGTGAATTTTTTACTAAGTTTGGCGGTACTATGAGTACAGTAACTGATGTTGCACTAGCATGGGCAGGTTGGAATGCAGCCAAGTTTGAACAGTTTGCAGAAGTACAAAAGAAAATGATTGACAGTGGTGCTATATTTTATTCTAGTGCATCTGAATTTGATAATTTGTATGATGACAGTATGAAAGCAGGTATAACCTATAATGCATTTTCAGATACTATAACAAATTTTGGTGGCACTATGACAGCACTTGGATCAGATGTATCAGGCGGTTCTAAACAATTTCTAAGTATGTTTAAGAAACTTAGTGACGCTACAGATAAGTTAGGTGATTTAGGACTTTCAAATACTGAACTAATGAATCAGTATGCGGCTTATATAGAAACACAACGTTTAACAGGCGCAATAGATATGACGCTTGCTGGTATGGGAACTAAGTTAGATAAAGGTTTCCAAGACTTAGTTGTAGAAAGTACAGCAATGGCAAGTTTAACTTCTTTAAATAGAAGTGATGCATTACAAAGACAAATGGCTGCTATTAGTGGAACATTTGAAATGGCTGGTTTACAAGGTCTTAGAGACAATGGTAAAAATGAACAAGCTAGTGCAGCAAAACACATATTACAACAATTATCATTAATATCAGACCAAGGTGCCGGTGGAGGCAGGATACAAGAGCTAGCAACAGCATTGGGTGAGAAACTGTTTCAGTATACAGGTAATATTGAAAACTTTGAATTTGAATCTACACTAACTCCTGAAACAAGAGCAGCATTTACAAAAGTAATGGGAGAAGACTTTTTTAATAATATTGAAAGAATGATTCAAACAGGAGAACTGCGAGGAGAAGAAGCTGGTAACTACATATTGCAAAGTTTTACTAATATGGATATGACTAAAATGGCAAATGCTGGTGCAGTAGATAATAGTATACTTCAAGCAATTGCAGAGTTACAATCAAGCGGTGTATTAATCAAAAAGAACTTTGGAAAATATGCAAAGTTAAGTGCTGATGAGATTGAAGCACTTAATAAGAAAACCCGAGCAAAATTAACAGCATCAGGTAGTACAGTACAAGCAATGAACGATGCAAGCAAAATGTTCTTGAGAGCACAAAACGCTGTTACATTAAATTTAAATAGTTTATCAACAAAAATTGAAACTGTTTCAAATTGGTTTAGTGACAATTCAGAAACAATTAAAGATAAATCAACTAACTTCTTTAATGAAGCAATAACTGAAACAGAACTAGGAACAGCTCCATTACCTAATAAAACATCTGACGTATATCAAGATGACATTTTAAGAAGATCAGCTAGCAATCCTATGAACCTCAGTGAAAACGTACCTTCTACTGTACCAGTATTAGCAGTTCCAAAGGATATACCTAAGAGTAAGGAACTAGCTATACTCAAAGATAGGTTGACAGATCGACAAGAATCGGTTAAAATAACTAAACATCCTAGAGAAAAACGTTTGATCAATACAGAAATGTCTTTATTGGAAAAACAAATTGCGGCGTTGCAAAAGACAATAAAAGCCGAAGAGGATGCAGTATTAGAAAAAGCCTTAAAGGAAAGAAACAGTAACTTCCGTTAAAGGCATAAATACTAAAATACAAAGGATAATAACAATATGAGTTGGAAAAAACACTTTACAAGATATAACGTTAATGATGGAACAGCGGGTAATACTAAAACAAACCGTTGGCAGAGTTGGCTACCTGAGGTATATTCAGGGCAACCAAACAGAGTTGAACGTTATACTCAATATGATCAAATGGACCAAGACAGTGAAATTAATGCGGCACTAGATACTATTGCTGAATTTAGTACACAATTAGATCCACAATCAAGTATTCCTTTTGGAATTAAGTACAAAACATCTCCAACTGATACAGAAGTTACTGCCCTTGAAACTGCATTAAAACAGTGGGTTAGAATTAATGATTTTGAACGTAGAATATTTACTATGTTTAGATCATGTATTAAATACGGAGATCAATTTTTTATTAGAGATCCAGAAACATATAAACTTATATGGGTACAACCAGGCGATGTTGCTAAAGCTATTGTTAACGAAAGCGAAGGCAGACAAATTGATCAATACATAATTAAAAATATTGCACTAAATTTACATGATATGGTTGCAACAGATACTAAGAAACATGCAGATTCAACTGCGGTTAATCCTACAACAGGTTATAGTGTTGGTAAAGGAAACAGTGGTGTTGTTAATGCAAACAATTCACAAGGTGTTAATTCAGAGTATGCAGTTGATTCTAAGAACGTAGTACACGTAAGCCTAAGTGATGGCATGAATGCAAATTGGCCATTTGGTAACAGTATATTAGAATCTGTATTTAAAGTATATAAACAAAAAGAATTACTAGAAGATAGTATTATTATCTATCGTGTACAAAGAGCACCAGAAAGACGTGTGTTCTATATTGACGTAGGTAATATGCCAGCACATAAAGCAATGGGCTTTGTTGAAAGAGTTAAAAACGAAGTACACCAAACACGTATTCCAAATATGAGTGGTGGCGGTACTAAAGTTGTGGATGCGGCTTATAACCCATTATCAATAATGGAAGATTACTTCTTTGCTCAAACAGCAGAAGGACGTGGATCTAAAGTTGAAGTATTACCGGGCGGTGAAAACCTTGGTGAGATTGATGATTTAAAGTACTTTAATAACAAACTTATGCGTGGACTTCGTGTACCAACATCGTACCTTCCTACTGGAAGTGAAGATGGTATAGCGGCATTTAACGATGGACGTATAGGTACAGCAATGATACAAGAATTCCGTTTTGCAAAGTATTGTGAAAGACTACAACTTACATTGCAAAATACATTAGACAAAGAATTTAAAATGTTCTGTAAACACAGAGGACTAGATGTTAGTTCTAGTTTATTTGAACTAAACTTTGTTGAACCACAAAGTTTCTCACAGTATAGACAAATTGAAATTGATGCACAAAAAGCACAACTATTTGGTCAGCTTGAAGGCGTGGGATACTTGTCAAGAAGATTCTTACTTGATAGGTACTTAGGACTAAATGAAGAAGAAATGGTTGAGAACGAAAGATTGTGGAAAGAAGAAAATCAAAAAGGCAATATGCCTGACAGTACAGCAACAGGAGATTTAGGAGCATTAGGTATTAGAGGTTCCGATGTTGATAGTTTCCAACCAACTGACGTTGATGCAGAGAATGCAGATACAGGCATGGATGGTCCAACTGACACACCAGATGCTGAACTGAACGATGATATGGGAGATACATCAAATGAGGTTTAATGAACTTGCTCAAAAACCAGAAGATGATAACTTGAACAAATGGGATCTTGACGATACCCGTAGACCTAGATTGACACTGAAACATCTAAATAAGATGCGTAATAGACGTGAAATGGCTCGTAGTGAGCATACGTCTAAGATCGAAGATGTACAGTTACAATACGGCGCTAGCCAAGCAGAAGAGTAGATAAAATACCTACATAACTGTTATTTTTATACCAGCGGTGTCAAAACCGCGGTTTTTTTTGTATTTAAGATATCTTACCTTGTAGTAAGACTAAATACATGTGTTATAACCTCGATAAAGGAGAAAAGCTAATGAGTACTCGCGAACGTTATATTAAAGTGATAGAAAGCCTAGTGAATGGCGAAGAAGCAAAAGCTTCTGACCTACTACACGAAGCATTCGTAGAAAAAGCACGTGAAATTTGGAACGACTTAGTCGAAGCAGACGAAGTTGTAGAAGATGAAGTAGCGGAAGAAGAATTAGATGAAGCGATCGGTGACGAAAAAGCTGATAACTTTATCGACGACATCGAAGAAGATGATGACGAAATTGAAGCAGAGGAAATGTACGGAGAAGATAAAGAGGGCGAAGACGCTCCTGAATCAGATCTAGCAGAGCCAGAAGCTGAAATGGAATTAGCATCAGACGATGACGGTGATTTAAATGGTGATGGTGAAGTAGACGATCACGAAGAAGATCACGAAGAAATTGAAGATAAGCTAGTAAACGTTGAAGACGCACTAGAAGATCTTAAAGCAGAATTTGCTAAAATTATGGGCGACGAGCCAGCAGCAGATCCAGCTCCAGAAATGGATATGGAACCAGAAATGGAAGAAGCAGTAGTTGAAGAAACTGCAGCGGAAGCTGATGAAGACTCGGAAGAAATCGAAGAAGCAGCTGATTTAACTAAAGTAGGTAAAGACGGCATGCACCCAGCAGATATGCCAGCAGGTGACGATGGTAAAGCATCACCAGTTGCAGGTAAAAATGACATGGGCGGCAAAGCAGTTGATATGTCTGCTAAATCAGACGGCGGCGATTCAAAAGGCTTAACAGGCGATGCAAAAGATATGAATGTAACTCACCCAGGTGACGGTGCAAAATTATCTCCAGAGTCTAAAGGTCACGGCGCAGAGAAAAAAGGCAAGGCTGAATAATTATGCTCACACTTAAAGAAAACCTAACATACGACCAGGCAAATATCATCACTGAATCTTCAGAAGATGGTAAGAACCTATATATGCAAGGAATTTTCGTCCAAGGTGAAAAGCGTAATCAAAATCAGAGAGTATATCCAGTATCAGAAATTGGTAAGGCTGTTAAAGTCATCCAAGAAAAGATTGATACTGGTTACTCTGTATTAGGTGAAGCAGATCACCCAGATGATCTGCAAGTAAATTTAGACCGTGTGTCACACATGATTGAAAAAATGTGGATGGATGGTCAAGACGGTTATGGTCGTTTAAAGCTATTACCAACTCCGATGGGAAATATTTGTAAAACCCTTTTAGACAATGGAGTCAAACTTGGCGTTTCGTCAAGGGGTAGCGGTAATGTTACAGACAATGGCAATGTTAGCGATTTTGAAATACAAACAGTTGATATTGTAGCTAATCCAAGTGCACCAGATGCATACCCAAATCCAATTTATGAACAAATTATGAATGGGAAACGTGGTAACATCTTACTTGACGTAGCAAACGCGGCAAACAACGACAAATTAGCTGAGGAGTACCTCCAGAAGGAAGTACTACAGTTCATTGAAAAACTAGATATTAGGAGAAACTAAATGGCTAATGCAATAGAACAACTCCTAAGTTCAGAAGTCCTATCGGAAGAAGTGCGTTCAACACTTTCAGAAGCATGGGAAGTAAAATTAGGTGAGGCTCGAGAAGAGATCACTGCTGAATTACGTGAAGAATTCGCAAACAGATATGAAACTGATAAAACATCAATGGTGGAAGCACTAGACGCGATGGTATCAGATACAATTAATACTGAGTTGAAAGAATTTGCAGCGGACAAAAAAGCAGCAGTAGAAGCTCAAGTTGAGTACAAACGTAAGATTGCGGAACACGCTAATCTACTTGATAAGTTTGTTATGGAAACTCTTAACAAGGAAATTACAGAACTACGCAAAGACAGAAAACTTCAAGAAGGTAACTTTGAGAAGTTAGAAGATTTTGTGATGGAACAACTTACTTCAGAACTTAATGAATTCCATAATGACAAGAAAGACCTTATTGAACAAAAGGTAAAACTTGTCGCCGAAGGTAAAGAAATGATCACTAAAGCGAAAGCTGAATTCGTAGATAAAGCTTCTACTAAACTAGCTGGTATTGTTGAGGGCACACTCTCAAAAGAACTAGGTACTTTAAAAGAAGATATTAAAACTGCTAAAGAAAATATGTTTGGACGTAAGTTGTTTGAAACATTCGCAGCAGAATTTATGGGTTCTCACTTAGCTGAAGGTACACATATTTCAAAACTTTCAAAAGAACTTTCAGACGTGAAGAGTCAACTTGACGAATCACATAAAGAAATTAAAGATAGAGAGGCAAAAATTACTGAAGCAACTGATAAAGTTACTAGAATTAATGAAAGCCGTGAACGTGAGTCAGTTATGGCTGAACTTATGTCACCACTATCAAAAGACAAACGTGAATTAATGAACAACTTACTTGAAAGCGTAAGCACAAGTAAGCTAAAAGCTCAATTCAACAAATACCTACCAACGGTACTTAACGAATCAAGCACAACTAAATCACAGAAACTAAACGAATCTCAGAAGACTGAGATTACAGGTAACAAGGCAGACACGACCCAGGTAACTGATAGTGCAGCCGAAATTATTAACCTTAAAAAGTTAGCAGGAATCAACTAAGGAGATCTCCAAATGACACAGAATCTATTTGAAAATTGGGACGTAACAAAAGACGCCCTTACAGATGGTTTAAATGGTAACAAAAAGGTTGTTATGGAATCAGTTCTTGAAAACACAAGAAACTATCTTTCAGAATCAGCAACCGCAGGTACAACAATGGCAGGTAACGTTGCATCACTTAACAAAGTGATTCTACCAGTTATTCGTCGTGTTATGCCAACAGTTATCGCGAACGAACTAGTAGGTGTACAACCTATGACAGGTCCAGTAGGACAAATCCACACACTAAGAGTAAGATATGGCCAAACAGCAGCTGGCGTAACAGCTGGTGACGAAGCACTATCACCATTTGCAATTGCAAAAGGTTACTCAGGTGACGCATCAACAGGTGGACCGACTTCAACTTCAGCTCTAGAAGCAGAAGCAGGTCGTAAACTTTCAATCCAAGTATTGAAACAAACTGTTGAAGCTAAAACACGTAAATTATCAGCACGTTGGACTTTTGAAGCAGCACAAGATGCTAATTCAATGCACGGTCTAGACGTTGAAGCAGAAATCATGCAAGCACTTGCACAAGAAATTACTGCTGAGATTGACCAAGAAGTTCTTACTTCACTACGTACACTAGCAGGCGCAGCCACAGACACATACGATCAAGGTAACGTATCAGGTCAAGCAACTTTCGTTGGAGACCAACATGCGGCACTAGCAGTTCTAATTAACAGAGCAGCTAACCTAATCGCTACACGTACAAGACGTGGCGCAGGTAACTACGTTGTTATCTCACCAACAATGTTAACAGTACTACAATCAGCGACAACTTCAGCATTCGCAAGAACAACTGAAGGTCCTTTTGAAGCACCAACTAACACTAAATTTGTTGGAACTTTAAATAACACTATGAGAGTGTTTGTAGATCAGTATGCAGCAGACGATGCTCCAGTACTAGTTGGCTACAAAGGCGACGGTGAAATTGATGCGGCAGCATTCTATTGCCCATACATCCCACTAATGTCTTCAGGCACAGTACTTGATCCAGCAACATTCGAACCAACAGTGTCATTCATGACACGTTACGGTTATGTAGAGCTAAACAACCAAGCTTCATCTCTTGGTAACGCAGCTGACTACCTAGCTAAAATTGGTGTTAACGCTGGTAACCTTTCATTCTCATAATAGAGAACAAGGAACAGATATAGAAATAGGGCCTTTAGGGGCCCTATTTTTTTGATCTTTTTTTCATTAAGTGGTTGACTTTCATAAATATGTGTAGTATATTACATACATAATAAAGGAACGAAATTTTAACATGTCACAGACTAATACAATTTATATTACAAATTGGCCACCATTAATTTGGGGTATGTCTTGATGTGACTTTTTAACAAAAGTTATTTTAGTAAGCCCCTAGTAATTAATTTTATTAGGGGCTTTTTTTGTGAGTGTAGTGTAATGGTAACACGGCGGCTTCCAACTCCGCAAATGAGGGTTCGATTCCTTTCACTCATGCCAATTTAGATAAATAATAATACGTTCATCCCAATGGGACGGAAGTAGCAATAGCGAAGGAACGCACTTAACTGTAAAAAGGAGAGTGTTATGAATCACAGAGACTTCGAACTAGCTCGTAAAAAAGAGCGTACTAAGCAAGCACATAAAGCATTGCATAGAAGACAAATGGAAAGACCTTTGTCTAGACCACGTGCTCAGAAAAACATACTAAGTTCAGATCCAAGACTACAAAAAATTTAATCTTTTTTAAAAAAAA